CTAAGTGGTAAGCGGCAGTACAGATTGCTTCAGGGCGAAGAATCTTTCTACCATATAAATGCATACCACGAACAATATCAGCAAAAGAATCAGGGTCTCTATAAGTCTCTGTCTTGTTGATTTGCTCAGCAGTAGCTATAGATGAAGAGTGACCAGCAACAATAATACCAAAGTTTGTAGAACTGTTCGCACCTGTATTAGATGGTCCTGTTCCTATACTTGGTAGGTTATTTGACTGATACACTTTAAATCCGTGTAGATTATTAAGAACTAAACCATTCTGTAGTCCTGAACCACCAAAGTCTGCATCAAACAATCTTGTGTCCTCATCCTTTAGTACTTCAATAAATACAGGGTCTAACACTAACCATCTTCCGTTAGTATCAACATTCTGTTGGTCTAGTAGTCTTGACATTCTAGCAATCACTGTCAATGGGTTTCTATCTCCATTAGCAGGAGCAGCAGTAGTAGCTCCACCTGTTCTTGGTAAGATAGCCACAGCATCTCCAGCAGAACCACCGAAGTCTTCAGCATCAATTTTCATTGAGGATAAGAGTTCGTCAGAACCGGCTGTTGAAACAGCTACACTACCATTAGTAGTTGTATTAGCTGTATCTGCAACACCATGTATAGATGATTGCTTGTAACCTGACATATAACCAAGTACATCTTGGTCAAATTGGTCGGCTAGTCTATAAGCAGCTCTATTAGATGCTAACTCTTGAAAGTTAATATGCGAATGAGCTTCTTCAATATCATCCACTTTAAATGCAAAGTAATTAGCTTTGTCAATATTAAGTGAAAATTCTTCGTCATCAAGGTCTTGAGGAGTTATTGTAGTTCCTCTAGAATATGCCTTGACGGTTATTTCTGGTTCTTTAATAACCTTAACGGAATCGCCCATATTAGCAATCTCACCGAAGTAATCATTATTAGTGATTGCATCGACAATAGATGACTTACGGAACGCAAGTTGCACCTGTTTGCTGTAAATAATAGGACTAAAATTACCGTTAGGAAGATTACCATAACCAGCTGCTGCTGTAAATGCCATTTTTAAATCTCCTTAAACATTTATCATATGTACACAGAACGTGTACTATAGTTTTAGTCATTTACTTTATAAGGACCATTCATGCGTTGAGGTTGTACGTAGGATAGCGATTCCTGTGTAGGCTCACATAATTGGGTAATCTCTAAAGTTAGGGTAGTAGTATAACATAAGTATCCAAACATGGGGTTATGTTATACCTTTAGTTATGTATAGTTATATACATAAATTCTTTGTTGTCAACTTTATTTTTAATTTATCTAGCTGAACCAGATACATCGTATACAAAGTTGCCTGACCTGATTGCTTCCATTATTGCATCAGCCTGTTTCTCATACTGTGCAGAGGACATTTTCTGAACCTGTGACTCAAGTATCTTTTTACCAGAATCTGTTGCATCAACTTTAGTGCGTGTAGCCTTTGCTCCAACTTCCATAGCAGCACCTTTATCACTCTTTGTTGTAGCTTTCTTACCGAGTCCTTTGTCTGCTTTGTAGAGGTCAATAGCTCTTGCGGCTGACCTTGCATCATTGTCATTCTCATATAGTGCTTCCTGTACCCATTTAGGTTGTTCATCTGCCCATTCATGGAAGTCATCACTGTCTCTAATATCACCAAAGTCAGGATGCATTCTCATTAGTTCTGCTTCAGCTTTTTCTTTTTGTGCATCAGCAGACATCTCATCTATCTTTTGTAGTCTACTTTCTATATCTGCTGACTGCTCTCTTGCTTTCTTCATAGCAATAGTCTCAACAATTTTAGCTACATCAGGATAATCCTTTGCCCATGCTTCTATATCAGCATCAGACTTAGGTAGCTTCATTTCTTTCTTAGTAGCACTCTCTAGCTGTACTTTTAACTCATCGAGTTGCTTTTGAAACTGCTTTTCTTTTTCTTGGGAGTGTCTACGTAAATCTCCATATCGTTTCTTAAAAGTTTTTTCTTCAGCAGTAGTCGGTTCTTCTTCACTCGGAGTTTCCTCTTCGCTAGTCTCACCTGCACTTTTCTGCTCATCAACGAGCCTTGCAAGTTCTTCTTCATCTCGCTTTACTCTTTCCTCTTGAGAATAAGGTCTATTCATAAACATTGCTTTTTTAGGTGTGTTTTCTTCCACCATTTCTTTAGTAGCTTCTTCAGCCATTAGTTTTCTCCTTTGGGGTTATCGTAGCCATTTATTGTTGTTGTTGGGGGATAAGTAGCCATTATATCACGACTTATTAATTAAGTCAATGAATTAATTGTGGATTATTAACGTGAAGCTAATCCACCTCGCTTCATATACTTTTTCTTTATTTTACCTGATGCTTTACGTTTGGTTATGAGTGAACCTTTAGCAACATCTTCTCCACCCATATCAGAACCCGGACCATCATCAGAGGTTTCTCCCGGACCTGCATCATCATCTACATCACTAACATCAACACTAGAAGGTGCTTCACCAGTACCAAAAGTTTCATTAACATCAAACCCTGCTTCTGCCGCAGCTTGAGCTTGGTCTGCAGCAGATACAGACTCCGATAAACCTTCGGATACTTCTGCATCACTTCTATCATCTAAGTCCATATCCACCATTGGATTAATGTCTTTAGCATAGTTGTACGCTAATTCTTTTTCTTTGTCAGTTTTGTTAGGGTCATTTATTATGGACATAGCAGTTGATAAACTACCATAAAATCCTGTTTTAGAACTAGCCGCCATAGCCTTTCCAAAGTCTGCAATACTTGCATATGATGGAACTCCAAATGGGTCACCTGCTTGACCATATGAATATGTGTTTCCTGTAGTGGGGTCAACATCACCATTTTTATAACCCTTAGTAAAGGAAGGAGGAGCACCATAAGCTTTTGATGCTTGGGCATAACTCATACCATACATTGCTTGTGAAAGAGCTTCATTTCTGTCAATACCTTGCATATCTATTTCTTCAGGACTTAAACCTACAGTGCTAGGACCAAACGCATTTAACATAGCATTTAATTGGTCAGTGTTGGGTGCTCCTATTTTACCTAAGACATCTTGAGGATTCATAGTTTTTTGTCCATACATATTACCTGCTAGTACACCCGGAGTTACTATAGCACCTAGTTGTTGTATACCTCTAGCCACACCTGTATATCCTTTAGCTTGTTCAAGTGCATTCATTACAGCAGAACCCCTATCACCAAGACTCATGTTTGCCATATCTTTTTGCACATCAGCAGAAGATTTGTTTGCAAAGTCTGTACTTACAATTGAATTATCTAATCCTCTAACCTGACTTGTACCAGACAATACATTATCATCTCCACCATCAGGTTGGTCTTGTCTTACAGTTGTAGTTTGTACAGTAGGTTGTTTTTCAGGAGTAACTTCTGTTTCTGCTGTATACCTAGTATAACCTTCAGGTATAGGATAAATAGGTTTACCATTAATAAAAGGTATAAATAATTTCTGACCTGCATCATTTCTATATTCTATTGTTTCCCTTTTACCTGTTAACTGTGGCATCAACTCTCCAAAAGTAGGCACTTGTCCTGCGACAGGTGGAGCATTTGGTGGTTGAGTACCTGTATTCTGTGGCACAAAAGGTCTAAAGGGTGCAGTGGATTGTTGATAGTTTTGAAAGTATGAAGGTTGTGTAGCAATATTAGTAGGCACTTGATATGTACCTGTAGGATTAGTAAAACCACCCACTGCCATATTTTTAGTTTCAGGCATTGGTCTTGTTGTTATTGGGGGTAACTGCCCACCTATCATGGGTATAGGCATTGGCTTGCCTTCAACTAAAACATAGCCACCCTCTGCCATTTCTTGTGACTCATCTTCATCTTCCATGTCTAAGTCTTCTAAACTAAATGGTATATCATCAGGTATTGTAGCTTCTTCACTATTACCCATCTGACCCATTGCTTCCATTTTTTGTAAGCCTTGTTTAGCTTCTTGTCTTAACATCATCAACTTTTCTAAACCATGAAAACGAACTACGTCAGCAGGTAAAACAAATTCACCTTCACTTAATTGTGCAGGTATATCATCTCTTACTTCTTCTCGTGTAGAACCTGATGGCACATCATTACCTGATACTTCGTCAATCATACCACCTTCATCTTTAAGACCACCATCTTCAAATAGTTCCATTTGTTTAGCAATAGAGCCACCTTTATTAAGTTCATTTAAAGTAGCTACTGCTTCAATCTCAGGACCTGTAAGATTTCTTCCTGTCATTACATCTTCAGGTGTACGACCTCTACGATATAATTCAGTCATAAGGTCATTTCTAGAAAGTTGAGTTAGGTCAGAATCCTTGACTCCAGTCTTAGATTGCTCACCTTTTTGTATATCTTTGTCCTTAGTCTTATTTGCCATTTACTTCATCCCTTAATAACTTTAATCTGTTAAGCGTAGCTATTGCTCCTTGTGCTCTATGCATCATAACTACATTATCAGTCTGCTCAAGTATCTTGTGTTGCTTCGTAATTAAGATATCTATATAATCATTGAAGCTGTTCAGTAGCTTGAGGTTGTTCACCAACGGCTTCAGTTGGCTGATTACTTGGTTGTTGTTGTTGTCCATTTTGAGGTGTTCCTGTAAATCCTTGTTCTCCCGGAGTTGGTGCTATTCCTGTACCTATTGTACCACCACCTGCTCCTGTAGGGTCTGCTGGGTTAGCTCCTGCTGGGGGTTGTTGTCCTTGATTGCCTTGCATACCTTTTAGAATTTCAGCTTGCAATGCTGCTTCATCCATATTGTTTGTAACCTTATCAGGGTCAAGACCCATTGATGTTGCAATCTCTCTAATAATATATTGAAATTTAGCAAAGGGTGCAAGAGGTTGGCTACTTGCAACTTGTAAGAACTGCATTAATCTTTGTGACCTTACTTCATTAGCCATCAAGCTTTCAGTTCCACGTGCTTTAACTTCTAAGTCTCCCTTGATACTCTTATCAAAGTCAAACTGCATATTAAATCTAAAGAAGCCTTCGCCTAATGGTTTAAGTAAATAATCATCTACGTTCTTAATAACTGTTTTAATGCTACCACTTGCTGCATTCATTAACATGGATATACCTGAAGCAGTTCTACCTACTCCTGACACACCTGTTTGTCCATGTGAAAATGATGGTAGTCCTGTGCTTTCATCTGCAAGTTGTCTTGCCTTATCAAATAGCTGTAAGTTTTCCTGTGAAACATTTGGAAACTTTGTACCAAAGATAGCTTGACCCGGAGCACCACCTTGTCTTCTGAATACTTTGCCCGGATATACAGATAAGTCTTGTCCCGGAACTAAGTTAGTCTCATCTACTTCTATAAGTAAGTTACCTGATAACACTGCATTATCTACAGACATTCTCATAAAGCCATTCATAAGAGTCTGTGTATCATCCATGTTCTCAGCTATACCCACACCAAAGAATGAATAAGGGTTTAATTCGTAAGGTGCAGCCATATAAGGTATCTTTGCTGGTTTAAATGGGTTAAGTACCATACGTAACAGTTTACCATTACATATCCATATGTTTGCCTGAAGCTCATCATATTCCTTTAACTCTTTAGGTATATCAATTTCATTGTCAATTAATAATTCTGTATCACACATACCCCAATATTCTAGTACTTCAAATCTATCAATACTAGTGTCAGGTGAGTAATCAGATAAATCATCTTCCCAATATTTTCTAACATAGTTTTCGCCTGCTGCAATAGCTTCATCAATAACAGAACCTCTAAAGAAAGGTCTCTTTTTTAATGCACGCAACTGTGTTCTTGACATCTTGTGTCTTTCAATTACATATTGTGCTTCATCCATATTAGCGGCATCAGGGTCTGGAAAGAAGTTCCAAACAGATACGTGATTTAATTGAGGTACAGTTTTAAAGACAGGGTTATATTCACCTTCGTCATCCCAATTAGGGTATTCTTTATCTGCGGCAAAAGGACCTTTCATTACACCTGTACCAAATAATGCCATTTCAAATGCTGTGCTTCTTAAATGTTTAGATGCACTAGACTCTTCTAATTGGTCATGTATTTTCTTTTGCATTTGTTTTGCTGCAACCATAGCAGGACTAAATGTAACTGATGAAGGAGTTTGTCCTACACCTTCTCTTAAGTTATCTATGTCTTGTAGCTTCTCTGTGAGAGGTCCTAGCTTGTCTTCTAGTGTTTGGGCAGTAGCACCTGCTGGTAACTCTTTACCATCACCAGTAAAGCCATATGGGCTGCCTAGGGCAGGGTTGTCTCTAAGCTGTTCAGGTTCTTTAGGGTCAAAGCTAACATCTCCTACTACACCATCAGGTAATTCTGTTGGTTCTATACTTATAGGAAATTTACCACCTGCAAATAAAACATCAGCTATTTGACCATAAGCAGCTAGTGTTTTTGTTTTGGTAACTTTAATAAACACACGTGACTTTTCAGCTTCAGTAAATTGTACATCAGAACCATACAAACCTCTATAGTTTCTATAAGCTCTTA